TCCGTTAAACGCTCTGACTCGATAGCATCCTTCATCAATTCCAACGTGTGTATAGGTTGCAACACCTGGAGCCACGGTTGCTATCTCGACAAACCCGGTCAAGCCAAGTTGCTCTATGCTCACGCTTGCCGTGGGCGAGTTGTTTGTCCAGGTGAGGATGTTGTCGGCCTGTGCGCTAGTGGCTATCAAGAGTAAGGCTAGAATCAGTATCTTCATGCCGCTGCTCCAATAACCTTGCTCACTAACCGATCCAATTCTGCTCTCAAACCAGTCACACGATCCTCAAGGCCCTTTTTTTCCTTGGCGAGTTTATCAACATCGACACGATAAGATTCCTTCACCTTAGCAATAGCCGAAGCGTTACTCGTCTCTACTCGGAGGCGCTCGGCATTAGAATCAGTCACCTTCTTCTCTATCTCTACTAAAGTATGATCTAAGGCTAATCGACGGCGTTCAAAATCTTCGTTCTTTTCTCGGAGTCGTTTATCGAGAGCGACTTCTTGCTTTTTTTTCTCTTCTCCAAGACCAACTATCTTTCCTTCATTCTCTGCAATAACCATATCGGCCTTTTTATTTACCTCATCGGTCTCAGCCTTTTTCTTTTCAATAGCCGCAGTCATATTCTTCATATCATCTTCAGCTTGCAAGGCTATCCCAATAACCTCTTCTAGCTTTAAATAGAGTTTAGTCTGCCGCGCCAACTCCCCGGCGATATTATGCGCTTCCTTTAGGGAAATATCTGTTTTCACCACTATATACCTCCGCTAATTTAAATCTTTCGACTACCGACTAAATTATTTCTTCTTCTTCTTGGTCTCTGGTTTTTCTTCGGTTTCTTTGATCGCTCCGGGAGGATTCTCTGCACATCGTTCGCAAAGCTCAACTACATATACGCCAGCTACATAATTAGACACCATTCCCGACCTACCACAGAAAGTACAGTTACTTGCACGGCGAGTCCCCGGAACAAAATTAAAGACTACTGTAATTTTTTCCTCTCCCATATTCTTCTCCTCAAAAAAATGGACAGGAGCAAGCGATTAACCCACCCCTGCCCATCAAAACACCGGGCTATGACAATCTTAGTAGCCCATGATCATAAAATCATAAGTCATGCTACCGCCACCTTCCGCGAGGCCTTCGGTAAAAATAGTGATTGTAGCTCCACTGAGGCTATACCAAACCACAGGATTTGCATTCCCAAGAGCGTTCCTAGCTGTAATACTCACACTCACCACAGTACGAAACGGTACAGCTAAAGTATCTGCTGAAGCAACAACCGAAGTCCCTGTCACCATACGAAGACTACCAACACTCGAAATTAACTGATTAGTTAGCGTAACTGCCGCTGGCCAGGCAGGGACTGCTAGGAATAGGACAAGAGTAAGCAGTAAGACGAATTTTAGAAATAATTTCATGGAATCTCCTCTAGTCAATTGCTTCGCTTTGATGCCAAACGTCAATAACAAAAGCGGCCTGCACCGCAGTGGTTGATGTGGCCATCGGAAACCAACCAATGAACTCCTCGTTTGTTTCAGACCCTCTGGCCTGCAAACTTGCAGCATCAGCAACCCCCTGGTCATCGACAGTAGGAGCATCGCTCGCAGCCGCGATTTCAGCAGCCGGATGAAACCCATACACCTGCACCCATCCATAATCCTTGGCCGACGGGGCTCCCATAACAAGGCCACCAACATTAATTCTATTATCCCCTGCAGAAGAATCACCATACGAGGCAATAGCCCAATTGGCGTATGTATCACCAGAGGCTACGGCGGTGGAAAGAGGATACTCTGAAGCAAACGTCATCTGATCGGCATCATTGCCAACGATCAAAGCAGACTCACCCTCTGGGGCAGCAGCGCCGGCCACATTCACCTGAAAGATTTTGCCCACCTCGTCACCAGATGTAAGGTTCCCAGTATCGGCTGCATGGGTCGTATCATTAACCTCCCCCGCAGCGGCAGTAATCGTACCGGTCACAAGGGTTACACGAGTAGAAAGTTGTCCCTCCGTCATCCCCCCGGATTGCAAGATTCGGACATAACGAAAAATCCTGAGCATACCGAAATCATCGGAAACCATGCTAATTTTCCCCAGTTTAGTCACTGGGGTGGATCCTGTTGTTTTTAGGTCCGTCTGGGAAAGCGCTAGAAGGTGCCCTAAGCTAATAACAGCGTCAACAGTTCTTAAAGCCATCTTATTTCTCCTTTCTCAAAACAGCCGCTCATTGGTTTACGGCAGTGAGAACTCTTGCTTGTGGGTTAGGCTTCGCTCCAACGACCCAGAATTTTTTCCTAGTATCAAACCAGCAGTCTTCTCGCATTTTGAAGCCAGTTAGCGATTGACCACTCCATACTTTATAGCGCCTCACAAGGTCTAAGACCTTGAAATTATGCTTATGCGTGACGCCCCTCAAAACACAAATATTACCAAACCTCCCGTCCTGTGCCGCATGAATAACCATCCGAGCAATCGCAAGGCACGGAACTCGCCTGTCTATTTGATGCTCGATTTGAACAAACAGAGTTGAATCGTTTGCAACGAGCCGTAATCCTTCTTCTCCTGTTTTCGGCATAAGCCGTTGAAGAGAAGACGGGAGTTGGGAGTTTCTCTTGGGAAGTTGGTTTAGCAACAAATTCCCTCTTTTCAAAACCCCGCCGGAGGCCCTACGGCTGATCCAACGGGGAGTAGATTAATTCAACCCTACGACACATTCGTAGCGAGATTCTGAAGTCTAGGATTAGTTACCATCAAGACCAACGCCAAATATATTCGATTGATAGCGCTATCCTGATTTGATGGAAATAGCCACCCCGACAGACTGAACATCCTATCGCGATGCATAACAAGTTTAATCCATTTTGTGTTAAGAAAATAAACCTGAGATGCTGGACAATGGGAGTCAACCACAACTGCCGCCCCATTGAACTCAATCTGCGGAAACCCAATCCGAACAGGCCGATTACCATCCTTTTCCCCAAATCGCTGCGCAGGCTGGGATCGCTCCCACCACAAATTCCAAATCGCCTGAGTAGTTATGATGAGAGTGGGTTTCTCTCTAGCTACCACGGCATTTTGAAACTGGGTATTCATATCAGCTAGATTGAAAGTAATCGCGGTCGTAGTAACATTACCGCTAACCGCTAGACCAGGAGTCTCAGCCGCACTACCACGAGTAATCCCGCCGTAGCTCGCCACCAGATCGCCATTGTCGATTGCCGCCCTAAGGCCAATGATTTTATTAGCAGTAGAGCCAGAATTAAAAAGCTCTGTACCCATATCATCGGCAGAGGTCATCTCGGCCTCGTCCATTTCATCGTGGACTAGGTCGGAGATTTGCTTACCCCCTGCGTTCTTAATAAGGTCTAGCCCAGATAGAGCAATGTGCGTCTGATGCTGCTTCCAATCGAAGATTATCTCCGTGCGAGACTGCTTCTGGTCCGTTCCAAGAGGATCAAACGCAGTGTACCAACCAGAGGGCTTTTTCGCATAGATAAGTCTCTGGCGAACATCACGGCCACCATCTAGGGTAACTTTATTTTCTGCAAGTAGCGTCTGAAATAACGGGTTGGAACCGTAGAGTGCGTCAACTAACCCAGGAAGTCTTGCCTCGATTGTCGAGGTTCCTATATTGTCTAATGCATAGGTTAAATTCGGAGGAGTACCTGCCATTGTCTTTCCTCATTTCCTACTCCCCCCGCATAGGGTTGCCGCCATTTTTACTTTTATCTCAGCGGAAACGGGGCGCGGACACCCCGCTTTCAGTTGCGCTGACCTATCCGCTGATACTTACCAAGGTATGCCCTTCTCTATCGCTTGCTGTTGAACCGTAGCGGTAATTTCTTCACGAGATTTAGCTGGTTGTTTAAAAATGGGTACAGTGGAATTCTGCAAAGCGCCGGGATTCTGCTGTTGATTCACGTACTCCTGCTGCTGATCCTTCTTTCCCTGCTCGTACCATTGTTTTTCCAGGTCTTTCTGCCGATGATCCCCGGTTACTTTCTGAAACGCCAGTCCGGGAACATCTACCTTCCCAGCACTGATCTCAAGTTGTGCGTTCACATAATCTTGAATCGGGAACTCTCTGCCCTCCTTGTATTCCGACAAAGCTTTCTGGAAAGCATCGGCATAGATACCGTTGTAACGCTGAATGAAGCCAGCCCACTCTCCTTCTTTCTTGCCATAGAACTCCTGCCATTGCTTATTTTGCTTCTCAAGTTCAGGATTAAAAAAAGTTGTTTTCAGATGCTCAGCCATTTTGTTAGCTTGCTCGGCCCCAGAAAGAAGATCATAGCCATCAAAAGGGTCCTGCGGATTCACAGGTGCAGTTGGAGCGCCATTCGCGGGTAAGGCCGCCTCTCCCTTAAGGTAGGCATCTACTTCTTTCCACTTGGGGGTAAGACGTGCATGAAATGGAACGTAATCATTTTGGTACCATTGATTTATCGTGTTGTAGTTCTTCTCAATGTCCTGGTACTTGGTGCGCTCCTCGCCCCAAGCCTTCTCTTTCTCGGCTAGCCCCTGTGTTTTCTTGGTGTAGTCCTCTTGGAGCATATACGCCTTCTTAGCGTCCCCCCGTGCTGCCTCATCAGCAATCATACCGAGCCATTTCGGCTCCTCGACTATCGGAGCCTGCTGTCCTGGTAACTGCGTTCCCCCTAGCTGTCCTCCCGACTGTCCTCCTGGATTCTGTGCATCTAGCGGCATATCTTTCTCCTTGGTTGGTCTCGACTCCGTTCTAGGTTGGTCTATTTAAGACTCCAGAACAGTTGGTCTCAACTCCTTTTGAAAAATTGAGAACTGCTCACTGGCGCAAGCAAACTTGGTCCTCGCCTATCTGTCTCGGGTACCGCTTGGTTCATACCTTGAACTGCTCCCGAACGCCTTATCCTCATACCCCTCCTACTACCCCACCGGCCCCTAGTTTGCCTTCTGAGGTTTTCCCCGAGGAATCATCCTGGAAATCTGACAGGCCAGTTTGTCCATTTCTGGCAAGGTGAATCATCATTGAGGCTACGCTCGCTATTTTAGGGTCAAGCTCTCTGACCTCTTCAAGCAAATCTACGACCTGCCTCATCTTATCTAATGTGTTCGGCCTCTCCCTGGCTGCTAACTGAGATATAATACCGAACAGATCGGGGGGCGGACCTTGAGGTGGAATTCCAGTAGGCGAATCCGCTGGCCCCGGAGGACTAAAGGGTATGGGTGGCCCCACAGGGGACTGCCCCGGAATTCCTGGAAATCCGTGTTGCGCCAAAGTTACCTCGGACTGCGAACTTTACGGGGCTTCTTAACAAGGTGGCTTGAGCCCTTTTTTCTGCCTCCCGGCATGGAAAGCCCCTCAGGCCTCTGGAGTCCTGCGGCCTTACCACTTCGTTTTCCGATTAAGTCAGTGGCCATATCTGTCCTCCTTCTATTTCTTAAGCATTTCCAATGCTATTTTTACCTTATCTCGCATTTCCTTCGGTACCATATCCGTTAAACTGTCTGCTGTTACTTTTCCCCACTTTCGATAACCTTGTATATATTGCCCTGCGAGCTTAAGGTGTTTTCGCCAGTGTTGCTCTGTTGTTTCTTCACAATGAGTAGTCGGAACATCGAAAATAGTAGAGCATGATGGATAAGTCTTTCTACGAAACCAAGGCCAAAATTCTTCATCCATAAATCGACGAGCTTCCTGATTATCCATTTTTAACCTATTCCTGGGGGTTGAATTCCCGCTCCACCGCCCGGTGCCCCTACTCCTGGCGGTGTTCCTAATCCCGGCGGACCTCCTACAGGAGGTTGAATACCTTGCAATCCTGGTCCAAGCCTGCTTGAAAGCATTTGGATTGCAGCTTGCATCTGGGCAGGATCGATTTGATTTTGCTGTGGAGGGGGGTCGAAAGACTCCATTAATGGCTTGAGTAGATTCTCACTATTCGCAGCGTTCTTTAGTCCTACCCCCATGAGTAATTTAGGAAGTCCTGGTTGAGACATGAACTGGGATATATCGATACCCGCCGCTTGAGCCTTAATGATAATGTCGAAAAAGTCTTTAAATCCTGTGCCGGCAAGAATGGTCATTTTGCTCGCAAGATCACCGCCCTGTCCTGGTCCTGCTTGTCCTGGTCCTGCTTGTCCTTGTTGTTCGTGTAGTGCCATTTAATTTATTCCTGGCGCAGGATTCCTGATGACTCGGGATTATCAGAAAGAGCCTGCGCCAAAAAAAAGGAGACCGACAGGTAAAACCTCCCGAGTCTCCTTTGTTACCCACAACTGCGTTCTTGCAAAACGCAGCCTACTTGCAATCTACCCTTCTCAGTGAGTCATGCTAAAGACTGCAGAATCCTTTGTCAAGTCTTAATGTCAAAACTGGCCCCCTGGAAATGACACCCCGCCCCCGCTGCTCTTCTTGCCATCACGAAGATTAATCAACCCGCTCTGAACAGCCTCTTGCGCTTCTTTTAACTTTTCTTCGGGATTCTGAATTCCTGCTTCTATTAAGACTTCCTTCGGGTGCAACCACCCTTGTTCCACGAAAAAGGCCTTGCTCATCACTCTCTGTACCCGGGTAATTGCCAATGAACTCCCAGGATCAACGGTAAAACGAAAATCCTGATATGCCTTGCGAATATCTTCGTCTGTACGAGGAGCATTTGTCTTCGGATCAATAATGAGATTCCGCCTAACAAACTCGAAGTTTATCCATTTCTTATCTGGCCCAACCCTCTGAATAAGGCGATCTGAAGTGTAGAACTGAAATATTCTGGATATAAACTTCTGACCCACCCTTTGATACAATGCCTCTATCCTTCGTGCCGCCGTCCTGATTGGCGTCTCTACCATTAACTGCAGGCCTTCAATAGCAGGCCCCGTTACAATAGAAGGTAAGTCCTTCATTGCCGGATTCCTGATTACACCCACTTTCTCACGGACCATAGCTATTAATTGATGAGCAAGACCAAAGACTTCATTGGAAAGTACAGGCGGAACATTAAACTCAATAGTACGGCCAAGCCTCTTGGTTATGAATTGACCTACTTCATTAGAAATCTTATTTTGCTCCTCTGGACTAAGAGCATCTTGATCCATAATGACCCGAACAACGCTATTTAGGACTGTCGTTCGTACAACAGCATCCCCAATTCTGTTAATCGCCTCCTGAAGTCTCTTTATCCCCTGCACTACATCGGGACCCCAGACAGTCTCAAGGTCTATCTTTGCCGAAGCCATATCCATTGGAAATAGACCATCAAAATAAGGATTAAACGAATCTTCAAGAATCATATCCCCTTGCCGAATAATCCGACGACCCCCGGGAAACGGCAAACCCTTCTTTGCGGGCTTAGTAATACCCTGCACCATGGGTACGACCCCATGATCATCCATGGAGTTTCTTCTATCCTGAACAAAAATTTCTTCGATAATAACTTTCGGAATTGCGGACCTTTTTTCTGCGTCCTTACCCTTAGTAAGCCGCTGGAAGGCTGCTCGAAGAATATGCCCGGCACTTTTGGCAGGAGTAGTAGCAAAGCCAGACACCCTTTCGTCCGGCTTCATTTCGGAAGCTCGGCCTGGATATAAGGATCTTTGAACATCAAGAGGGAGCAAGTCTTCGATAATAACGTATTCCCCTTTGTCTATCTTATCGGTCTCCATGACACCAATATCCACACCGCACATTCGAGGGTCCTTGACTACAAAATCAGCATCCCCTACTCCGTTCAATAAAGATCGATTAAACGGACTCCCAACAAAGGCAACCCCGGCTACCTCCATGAACATAGCTAATCGTTCTGTTTTGTACTCTATTTCTTGAGAATCCCAGATACCCGAGATTGAATTATTAATAATCTCAGCAGCGCCACCTAGTCCTTCGCGGGTAGGTAAAACATTGGTTCGCGGGCGGGTTTCGCTGAGCTTTCCGGTGAAATCCTCTAAGGCACTTTCGATGACATTGAACAGAAACATCGGATCTGAAGGGCCCTTCCAAGAATGGCCACGGGCTAGTTCCATATTTTGGGGAAAGCGTCTGTCGAGGTCGGATTTGCCACTAGATTCCTCTTTGAGCGAATCTAGGAATTGCAAAAGCTTAGACTCAGGCTGCCAAGGAACTGCCATTACATCACCCCTTAAACTTGAGTCGGAACATTCCTCTCTAGTTCCGCCTTGTGCTGATCCCTGAGTGCCTGATCCGCCTGTACCGCCCGACCCTTCTTAGCCTCATCTTCTTTTATCGTCACAAGTTGCTGTTCTATGGTTGGCAATCCCAGCCTCGCGCGCTCCTCCTCAGCCCCGCATTTATTTGAGCAAAACCTTTCCCCGAAGCGTTCGGGAGTAAAGGTCTTGTGGCACTCTTCGCAGATTATAGGGGATAGACTATAGATATCACCGGACTTCCAACCTGGATCCAAGATTAAAGCAAACGACATTCCGTTTTCATGAGCGCGGCGGAATTGTGCCCAAATTGCCTGCCAAAGTGAGACATGGTTGTGCCGAGCAATTTCCTTGAATAAATCCTGCTCTGGTTTTGGCAGCACGGGTAGGGATATTTCAATACCGATATCCATCTGATCAAAGGAGAATCGGTGGCCACGATCAACGTGTTCTCTAATTACAGCAAAGGCGCGGTCAAGGAGACGGGCGTTTTTCTCCTCCTCTGTTACGTGATTAAGTTTCTCGTTGCTCTTCTTCTCTTCCATATACCCTCCTTAATCAATCAGACCACGAACCAGTAATTTTCTCATAATTCGATTTTCCATTCAACACATCTTTCCATGTCGAGTCGTAAGTAGCAGGATCTCGTGATTCTGCTTTTGGCTTTGCCGCAATATCTTGGGACATGTTATCCCAGACCTCCGCGTCTGATATCTTTAACGCGATAAGCCAGGCCATGCAAGTATCGTCATAACCCTTTACGGCCCCATAGGTTAATCGGCCAGTATCCGTATAATCACGCCCAAAATAGCGTAATTCGTCCCATAAGACAGAACTGAAAATTTGTACCTGCCTATGGTAAATCCTTTTATGACCCAAACCTACCATAAGAAGCTTGGAATCATACTGAGTAGACCAACCCAAATCTCCGGTCAGCCTCGGAACCATCTTGTCCTCTTTTCTCCACAGATAAATATTCGGATAGGTCTTATTGAGTTCA